TTTATGTTTGTCTTCCAAGCAGAGCACAACATTCTTATGCACCCATTCCATATGGCAGGTGTAGCAGGTATGTTTGGTGGAGCACTCTTCAGTGCTATGCACGGTTCTCTAGTCACCTCGTCATTGATACGAGAGACAACAGAGAATGAGTCTCAGAATTATGGTTACAAATTCGGACAAGAAGAAGAAACATACAACATTGTCGCCGCCCACGGGTACTTTGGTAGACTAATATTCCAGTATGCTTCCTTCAATAACTCACGGTCGTTACACTTCTTCCTTGCTACATTCCCTGTAGTTTGTATTTGGTTGACCTCAATGGGTATCTGTACGATGGCGTTCAACCTAAATGGATTCAACTTCAACCAGTCGATTGTATCTTCTACAGGTAAGGTCGTACCTACTTGGGCAGACGTACTTAACCGTGCTAACCTAGGTATGGAAGTAATGCACGAGCGTAATGCTCACAACTTCCCTCTAGACTTGGCTGCAGTTCCTAATGATGGACTTCCTGTTGCTCTAACAGCACCTGCTGTTGGTTAAGACTAGACAAAACTGATTATTATGATATAATGGGAGGCATCAACGCCTCCCATTTTTTATGAGATTAGGAGTGATGTGCTCTGGAAAGGGCACCAATTTCGAGAACATAGTTCGCACCTGTAATCAGGATGAAGTTGTTTTGATGATCCATAACAAGAAAGATTGTGGTGCAGCAAGGAGAGCTACTAGACTAGGTATTGCTCATTGTTATATCTCTCATAAAAGTGAGGATCAGATGGCACAATTGTTTGACGCTTGGAGAGTAGATCTGATAATACTTGCAGGATATATGAGGATCCTACAGAAACCTGATAGGTTCCCTTGTCCCATTATAAATGTACATCCGTCACTGCTACCTAAGTTCAAGGGTTTACACGCTGTTGAACAGGCATTAGAATCAGGTGATAAAGAGACTGGATGTACCGTCCACTACGTTAATGAAGAGTTAGATGGTGGAGAGATACTGTATCAAAGTGTAGTACCTATCCTACCTGATGATACTGTTGACACCTTGACACGTAGGATACAATTAAAAGAGTATGACATCCTACCATACGCTATAAAAATTGCTGTACAATGACCTTTAATGATTTTGAACCTCTTGACTTTAAGAAAGAGGGCATCGTATTAGATTACAAGACTGCTGGTGTCGATATAGATGCTGGTAATGCTTTCGCAGATGATCTTAGGAATAAAGTTGTTGGCCTTGGTGGGTTCGGTGGTATGTTTGAGGTACCTACTGGATATGAGAAACCTATATTAGTATCAGGTACTGATGGTGTAGGTACTAAGATTAACATTGCAAGAGTTGCTAATGACTACACAACTATCGGTCAAGACCTAGTTGCTATGTGTGTCAACGATGTGATTACTTCTGGTGCTAGACCGTTATATTTTTTAGATTATATTTCTACTAAGCAGATTGATGGTAATGTCGCTGACATTATGGTAGGTATCCTTAAGGGATGTGAGATAGCAGGGATGGAACTCCTAGGTGGAGAGACTGCTGAACATTGTAGGCAGAATGACTATGATCTTGCTGGATTTTGTACTGGTATTGTAGAGAAGAGAGAGGTTGTAGATGGATCAAGTATCAAACCAAGTGATATAGTCATTGGACTAGAGAGTAGTGGTCTCCACAGTAATGGATATAGTATGGTTAACTACCTACTAACACGTCATAAGATTAAGTGGGCAGATACTCCTGAGTTACTTACACCCACTACAATATACTCACCAGTGGTAAAAGGATTGCTTGAAGAGTTTGATGACATCTATGGTATGGCTCACATCACTGGAGGTGGATTGCTTGAGAACTTATCACGTTGTTTACCAGCAGGACTAAAGATTGAAGTTGATTACAAGACTTGGGATGTACCTCCTATCTTTGACAAGATACAACAAGCAGGTAATGTAACTGATCAAGAGATGAGGAGAGTATTCAATATGGGTATCGGATATTGTGTTGTGATTCCTGACAATATTAAGTATTATGTTATGGATTTCATTAGACTCAATGGTATACATTGTTATGAGATTGGTCAAGTCAAGGAAGTATTTGACTAGATGATACATATCTGATATAATATGATACAAAGAGAAAATCTAATGGAAGATCATCACGTCAATGACCTGTGGGAGGATATGGATCGTCTCAATATGTTATATGAAGAATTGATGTGGGATAATTTGGATCTCCTAGAATTTAAAGCAGACTATAAGAACAATAGAATAATTATTACTAATAAATCACAGGAGCTTAATAAAGATGGGTGATGGTTTAAAGAGAGGTGAGAGTACAGTACTGTATACTATGAATGGTTGTAGGTACTGTGTCCTTGCTAAAGAACTTCTTGCAAGAGCAAACGTACCATACAGTGAAGTACTGCTGGACAGGGATATGAACAAGCAAGAAGTTAAAGACATTCTTAGGATGGATGTTGTCACATTCCCACAAGTAGTGTATAATGGTACAAACTTAGGAGGACTGGTAGAGGCAGCACGGTATTTCAAATCCAAAGGTATGGTCTAAATAAGAATAGTTGAGGGTTAATACAATGGCTGAAGTACTTTTTTTTAGTGCAGTAAGCAGTTTAATTTTCTTTATTCTAGGAGGTATTATTGGATGGATGGGAAACGATATTGTGTACGCAACGACCGCACAACAACCTGAATATACACACCCAGAGATGTATGATTCCAATGGAACTCCTTACTCTGGCGACCTTCTATCACTACGTTTTGAAGAACGTCAGGTAGAAGACGAGGACTAAATACAAAAAACAAATTATTATGGCTGAATCACTATTAATTTCTGAAGTGCTGCAAAAGGTTAGCAATGCTAAGACTAAAGCATCAAAGATAAATCTTTTGCGAGAGCATAACAGTGAAGCTCTCAGGAAAATTCTTATTATTAATTTCGATACCAGTATTGAATCTGCTATACCTGAAGGACCAGTTCCTTACAAACCGAACGAAGCACCTGCTGGTACCGAACACTCAAGACTTAGTACAGAACATAGACTCCTTCACTATTTTGTGAAGGGAGGTGCTGATGATGTACCTTCTCTCAAAAAAGAATCAATGTTTATTGGTCTTCTAGAGGGACTACACGAATCTGAGGCAGAGGTTGTATGTCTGGTTAAAGATAAGAATCTTAAGAAGAAGTACAGGATTACTGAGAATGTAATCAAGGAGGCATTTCCTCAAGTGCAATGGGGCAATAGAAATGCACCACCAAAGCCTCAAGGAAAGCAATGGTCAACACCAGGTCAAAGAATGACACAAGGTGTACCACTTCCATCTATGAACGTTAATCCTAACGAGACTAGGGGTGGAGGTTAAGAAATAATAAAACTGTATCGTATGATACAGTTACGCTTGACTATATAGTATGGGTATGCTAACATACCTTTACGTTCACCCCATCAGGGGCGCAAGTAAGCCGACACGGAACGGATACGTTCATCCTATGGACATTCTACTCGCAACACTTTTAACTTGTGAGTATGCTAGAGATATTATCTCTGGTGTCTCTAACCTCAGTGAAGGACAGGCTAAGTCTGAAATCATTGAGACAATTAAAGGTACTACTGAGCCAGGATGTGACTGGGACGCAAATGCCGACTGAAGGAACGGGGAATTAAACCACCCTATCCAGAGGACACGCCAATGGCAAAAGTCACTTACCGTGGAGTCGAGTACGACTCTGAAGAGTACAACAAATCAGTACTCAGCGAAGCAGCAAAGCGTCAGAGACACGATCTAATGTATCGTGGAATCCACGTACGCAGCAAGGCAATCCCTTGTAGCTAACTGCTAAGAAACTTTAAAGACCCTCTTTACGAGGGTCTTTTTTTGTGCTAGACTACATACCTATAGAGGTAGGTACCTATGCTTACAGACGAAGATCTTCAGTTAAGGCAGCACGTTTTGATGCTATTGCTGAACAAATACGGCAAGACAGTGAAAAATCAATTGATGTATCAATGTGCAGATGAATGGATTGCTAAGGGACATAAGATATCACACGGTGTTATTCCCTACTTTGATGCGTACTTCTTACCTCGTAATGGAGACAAGTAATGTTAACTATGAGATTGAAAGCACAACTAAAACTAATCAACAAGGCACTAAAGAAACTAGATGAACGACCCTTCCTCTATAGTGATGAAGAGGTTGCTTATATGAAAAAGCAACGGCTAGAGATTAAGACTTCTCTTTACGAGAAGAAAGAAGCAAGACGTAGGAAGAAGGGATTTTCTAAATGAATGTGACACCCGATCTGGTTGAATCTATCTTCGCAACACCGATCGTTTATTATAAGTATCCTGATGACAAACACGAGGAACTTAAGGTAGCAACACGTGCTGCAATTAAGCGTGCTCATCCAGGATACGCAGAACATACTGAAGCATTGGTTCATTTCTATCAGCACGGTAAACAACACTTACTGTATGATAATGATGATCCTATCTTCCAACACTTTCACGATTGGTTAGAGTCCTGCTATGCACATACAGTAGTTGAAGTGCAGGGTTGGAATATGTCAAAGAAGTCATTCATCACAGATTGTTGGGTGAATGTCACAAAGGATGGTGGGAATCAGGTAATGCATTCTCACGCTAACTCTTTTATATCTGGCACCTACTATCTACAGATGCCAGAAGGTTCTGGTCCTATTCAGTTCTTCAACCCCACTAGTATGCCTAACAAACCTAACTTTGGGTTTGATAATAGTAGTGCAACAGACTTTAATCAAGCACAGTACTATGGTAACTGCCAAGAGCAGTACCTTCTCTTGTGGCCAAGTAATATTGTCCATCAGACTATTCCTACGGAGGGATGCACTAGAGTTTCTATCTCTATGAATTTTTTACCTAAGGAATTCTTAGCAGGTGCCTATAACTTTAAAGTTATTAAGCACGACCAAGAGGATCCCGATAGGTTACCTACATCTACAGAATTATGATTCCCGATCTACCGCCACATTCCTACACCTGCCTTGCTGAGGTAGTACAAGTAGAAGCAAGAAGATTTACTGACGATGAGTATGGTGTTGCTGCTTC